CTGCGTCAGAAGTGACATGAACATCGGTATAAATGGCATTGGCCGAATAATTTCCTACTGAATCAATAGCCTTGATGAAATAACGCCAGGTGCCCGCAGGTACATTTTTATCAAAAAGCACGGTGGATTGGTGTTTTTGCGCTACAATGGTTGAGGCTGTATCCCAGGTATCGGTAGTTGCACCGCGCCGTATTTCATAGCCAACCAGGTCCAGGTCAATCGCCGGGTCCCACTTCATAATCACCCAGCCGCCCGCTTCCAGGGCCTGGGTGACGGCCGGGACATCGCTCGGCGGAAGCTGCTTGCCCAGAGGGGTGATGACGGCGGTGACTGCTGAAGACTGCACGCCGGTGGTGGAAATCACATACACGGACACGGTATAGGAGACATTCTCTTTTAAGGCCGGTGAAACGGTCTGATTTGACATACAGGCCACATCAAATGACAACCCTTGGCCTTCAATGGTTACGCGATAGGCCAGCACAAAGGGAAAATCCTCTTTCGCATCATCCCAGATGATATTAATGCGTGAGGCATAGAGTCCGGTCTGCTGCTGGTAGATATGTTCGGCCAGGATCACATTGGTCGGAGCCGGAGGATTATTTGGATTCGGCAGGTCGGTATCATCCCAGGTGGGAGCCGCCGCCGTGGAATTGGAATAGATATTGGGATCATATTCCTCCCCGGTGATATTCCAGGTTCCCACGCCGTCCGCGGATACTTCGGTGGCCCTGAATTTCTTCTGGTACAGACCAATGCCGTGAGTGACTTCAAAGAGGTCACCAGGGGTCACCCGGAGGCCATAGTCAACCGTAGTGAAGGAGATGACTAACTCACTGTATTGAGTCCGATTAAGCCTTTCTAGGGCCTCCCGTTTAGCCTGTGATGCATCCTGGATGCCCTGCATCTCATAGCGGGCCAGGCGGGCCGGAACATTGGGCAAACTAACCTCAGTGGTCACATCACGCCAATCATGGTCCGGATCAGTCCAGCGGATTTCCGCCACCGTGGGCAGGTCTTCATCGCGCTTGAAATCAATAGAAATTGAGCCTTCCAGGATATTGTCATTGGTGAAGGAATGCTTGACGGTATCCGGCTTGTCCGATACAAAACGGACTTTTTCATTATCCCAGTACAGCCAGCAGGCCGCATATTCCTGGAGGGCCTGGATATAGTCCTGAGTTTTAGCATCGTTTATTAAAGCAAGACCACCGGCGCGGCGTGGTTTGCCGTTGACCAAATTATCACAGTAATCCGCAGCGACCTTTACCGAGTTCCAGTCGATCTTGGATGAAGTAATACCCAGGCCGTAGGTGGAATTGGAAAGAAAATCGGCCAGGCACAGCACGGGGTTGGCGCTGTAAACCGTGGTAGCGGTTTCCGGGTTGTAAACTTTAAGCCCCCGGATGTCCGCAGTCACACGCGGGAAGCCGCTTACATGGGGTTCATTGCTTTTAATGGCTAAATAAATATAGGCAATGCCAGGCAAGTCATCAGTATAATAGGAAAAGGCCGAGGTCAAAGTGGCCGAGCAGGTCTGACTTGATGTTCCCAGGAATTTTTCAATGTGAACTTCCGAGACCACCAAATCAGAACTATCCACATCATTGACATAGACCTTATCAATGGCCTGAATGGGGCCTTCACACAACACACAGACTATATGCAGCCAGTTGCCCTTAACTGCAGCAAAGGCAATAGAAGTGCCCATCTTCACCCGGCCATAAACCACGGGGATTAAAGAGCCATCACCATTGACTATGGCTTCACGGGATTTGCGGTTAGTCCTGACGGCCTTTAATGCTACACGTGCTTTTTTTCTGCCCAGGCCGATAATGGGCTTAGTCTTGGCCTTGATGGTCTTTTGAACCGTCTTAGGCGCAGGAGTTGCGGGAGGTTTAGAAACTATTTTTAATGCCGTAGTCACTACAAGACCTCTACCACCGTAGCCGACAGACTTGGCCCGAACTCAGTGGTTGTTTCTTCCATGTCACCTTCAAAGCGGGCTGTGTAACGCCTTTTGCCGGTGAAAGTTATGGTCACTATCGATCCGCTTGCCGGTTCATGGCCCCCGTCAAAGACAATCTGATCTTCTCCTTCCGTGCCTGTGCCAACTCCTATGGCCCAATTAGCACCTGCTTCTAAAACTCCATCCACATATACAATTTGTGCTGATGTCGTTTTGCCTGGGATAGTGAAGGTCGTGAGTGTCCCCGTACCTTCCTCATCACATTCCAGGGCGGTCCAGTTGCGGCTCGCGAAATCAAAAAAAGTAAAGGATTCCCATTGTCCTTGCCGGGCATCATAGAAGGCCCGTAATGTGGCTGCTTCGGCATCGGTCAACATGGCCCAGGCCATTTCAAAACTCTGCTTATTCCGAGGCCAGGATTTCCGACGCCATTCCTTGCCGGAGGTGGCAGACCGAATTTCAGTGCCGCTTTGAGCCTTGCGCTTATAATTGTAATCAGGTGTTATGTTTGGGAATATGGCCATTACGCTGCACCGCCCCTGCTGCTCACTTCAAAATCCTCACCCTTCCAGGTTATTTTTGTACCGTCCGGGAGCAGGTGGTTGAAGCCGGTAGCCGTGTTCATCCAGCGACGGGGGGCGCGGCCAAGCTGCGAGGCCCGTTCTTCAGCAATCTCCAGAACCGCAGCCTTCTCCGTGAGCTTCGCGCCATTAGTACGGCCATTGGTGAAAATATTGACCATGCCCACCAGATTTCCGGCGGAGTCGTAATAGCCCTCATAAACCTTGACCGTCTTGTCACGGGCACCCTCAATAAGTAGCAATGCACTCAGAGTATCGTCCATATTCTGAATTTCGATGGACCCTACCGACACTCCGCCTTTATGCTGGGTCAAACCCGTGACTTTGACGTCCTGTGCAATCCATGTATAACCGTTCCAGGTAATGTTTGCGCCGTAATCAGTAATGCGCAGAGGGGTAGAAAAGCCGATCTCCACCAGCATGAAACTATCGGTGGCTTCGGCAATAAGCTGTTCATAGAGCGCCGCCCCTTCCCAATGGATGCCTGATTCCCAGGTTAGGCCTGATTCCCAATTAACGCTCGGGGTTTGAATTCGGCTCATGAAAGAGCATCCCTGAATTCAAAATGGTAAATATCGTTGAGACCCGGCCAGTCACCGCCCCACACATTTTTCCGTTGCTCCTTCCAGTATTGGCCTAAATCCTCATAGCGCTTGTCTCTCTGCCATTGAACTGAACCATCGGGATTCAGGATTGCCAGGTCCATAGCGAGCCATTTCTGGTGAGCAGATACTTTCTGGAAGCCATCACATCTGCTCTTGCCTTCATTGAAAAGGGTCAACTGCTGCTCAGGGGTCCGATAATAGGCCGTGATCAGGTATTGAATTCCTCTGGCCTGGGCATAGGCCTGAAGCAAAGCGCAGTCCTTCTGAAAAGCCAATCGTTTCTCGGTATTGGTCATATCGCTGCCCTTTCCCCATCGGGATCACAGATGTTATCCAATCTGCACCCAATCCGTATTGTTAAGACCTTTGGCCTTCCACCAGGTACCCGCGCTGGTATTAAGATATTCCTGACCGATGAACCCGACGGTGACACTTCCATTGGGATCACTGCTGCCGCTTTTATAGAGATAGGTCAGCGGCTGCCAGTCGGTATTGGCTGCGCCTGTCGCCTTCCAGAACCGCTTGGTTGCCGTATCCTGGTATTCCTGACCGGTAAAGCCGGGAGTGGCCGCCCCTACGGGCGTTCCTGATCCGGTTCGTTCCACATAAGAGGCGGGCTGCCAATCGGTATTTGCTGTGCCCTTGCTGATCCACCATCGATTTGTGGATGTATCGAGATAGAGTTCACCGGTGAATCTGGGGGTGACGGAAGAAAGAGGGGATCCGGCGCCGGATCGGTAGGTTACTCCCCACAAATCGCCCATTTCAAAATGATTTATTTTGAGGCCAAAATGACCGAGTGCAGTTTGAACCCCCTGAATATTCGGAAGATCCTGGAGGGAGAGCAGGTCGCTGTCATAATATTGAATCAAATCTTCAGGAGTACCGTTAAAATTATATCCAAGAAGCATAAGGGGAGCATTGTAAGACTGGATTGGACTGCCGTTCTTCCAGGTGCTGGTGCCGCCCTTGTGTGAAATCCTGCTCAGAGAATCGAAGAGGGGAAGATGCTTGGCGTAGACCTTGTCATAGAGGAGAGCAATAAGGTTTGGTGAATCCTCGGCTCCCAGGATGTTGGTGCTGAAGAAATTCGCGGCGCTGCCTTCTTCAAAATAGAGGCCTACATCGTTCCAATCCTCTACAGTGCAGCCGATCAGGGTGGCCCGGGCATATAATCCCTCGCTGGCATAATTGCCGAAGTGCGCCCACCGGGTCTTGCCTGTTGAAGGTTGATCCCAGCAGCCATCAATACCCAGGCAGGATTGCAATAAAGTATAGCCGCCTTCAACTCGGTAGGCATATTTATCACTGGCTATCTGATGGACATAGCAGTTGCGCAAATTGGTGGAATTGCGCCCCCGGACATGGATGGCATTATCACCACATAAATCCACATCAACCATATCGAGAGACACATTGAAACCGTCCTGAATATAGATGCCCTTGCCGACGAACTCCCTCACGCGGACATTTGATATGGTAACATTGTTGGCGTAATTACCGGCGCCGGTGACGTTGATATGAATTCCGTGGCCGGTGCCTGTAACATTGGATCCTTTGATCGCCATATCGCGGATATGGATGCCAACCCCACTCGTCAAGTCACTCATATCGATGACCGTTGCTCCGCTCGGGGAATAGAGGCAGGTATTATATTGTCCCGATCCGACCACGATTATTTTGCCGGACCCCCAAACGCCCTGAAGAGTGGTAACTTTGAAAATGCCTTTGGGAAAATAAAGAACTCCGCCGTCATAGGTCGCGGATCCTGATTGCAGGCAGGCCCCTATAGCATCCTCAATGGCACTGGTATCATCGCTGGACCCATCTCCGATCGCTCCCTTTTTACCGACATCAATCCATGAGAAAGGACCATCTGTTGCATATTCATACCAAACACCCGCGCTGAGGTAATCATCAGGCCTGATCCTTATAGGATGTTTAGCCGTGGTTTCGGCATCCGTGGCAGCGGCAACAAACCTGAAGACATAAAAGCCGCCAAGGTAAGTCACAATGGCCAGATCACCATCGGCCAGATCGGCCACGGGGATGGCATCGAGTGCATTGGTCCCGCCGCCGGTCAGGGCGGTGAGTTCATAGACGGTCATACCCTCACCCTGGCCCTCTCCCAGAGGGGGAGGGAATTATAAGACGAATTAATCATGATCCTACCTCCGAGGCGCTGTTATCCACGGTGATCTGGATGTTGTTCGGCAGATCCCGGAGCGCCGCGATAAAGGTTTTTACTTCCATCGCGGCAGCGGTGATCTGGCCTTTCAAATCTTCAGTGGCCGATCCCAGGGCCGAAAGCGATTCGGCCGTATCCTTATGACCGTCGATCACATCCTGGATGGCCCCGCCGAAATCCGTATTGATTTTCTCTGTGGCGGTGGTCACGGCCAGATTGAATGAAGGAAGAGCCCCTTCTTTGGTCATGCTTCCGACCGCATATTTATCTGGATTGGCGGCCAATTCCGCTGCGGTAGGCAGGAGCTGGTAATATTTATCCCAGTCCTGCTGCCATTGAGTCAACAAGGCCGCCGCCTTAGTGGGATCGGCTTCGGCATAGAATTTATTCCAATCTCCGAGCTGCTTTTGCCAGTAATAACCCTGCTTCTCCTGCGGGGTCATGAGTTCAACCTTGTAGCCTTCCTGCTGGCTGGAAAGGGAATCGAGCAATCCCTTCATCATGCTGGAGAGCTGCGAAATATACTGGATTTCCAGGTTGTAGCGCTGGGTGAGCAGGTCCCCGATATTGCTGATGGCCTGGGCATACTGCTGCCCGGTGAGATCATTCAGGGAATCCATCAGAAAATTGATCTGCTTGTCAAAAAGGGAAAATTGTTCCGTAGCCTGGTCGATGGGCGTCTGATTGATGGTGTCCAGGATATCCTTGAGCGGGTCCGCGGTCATATAGGTCATGGATTTGGAGATGCCGCTGAAGAACTTCTCCAAATAATCCGCATATTCGGCGGTGAATTTGTCCATGTCCTGCGGTTCGCCCTGGGCATCGGTGTACTTTTCGAGGAGGCTCTTAAAGAACTTGTCATCCCGCTCGATCCAGTTCCGGGCGATGGTTTGAATGGCGTTTTGATCAAGGCCGGCAGCTTTGCCGAATTCCCAGGCCGAGGAGCGGATCATTTGTTGAGCGATGTAGATATCCGCGGCGGAGAGGAATTCGCGCATGTGGTGCTGTAGTTTATAAGCAACATCCCCACCTTCGGAAAGAATGGTTTTGGAAAAACCCCCCGTGTCAATGGTATCGAAGGCCTTCTGCAGGGATTCGGGCACCATATTGTACAGGCTCTGGAACATGGTCTGTATGGCCGATACGAAGGTATCGAATCCCTCCTGGGCCACATCCGTTCCTCCCCCCAACTTTCCCTGCGCCGTTTCGGACAGCCAAGTGGATTGGAGCATGGTGCCGGGAGTCGCCTTAAGAAATTCCGGCATCGTACCGGGAATATTTAATTTTGATTCCGTCCAGTAATCAGGCTCGCCACCACCGAACAATTTCCCGAGGAGGCCGCCGACTATACCGCCCACGATGGTGCCGAGGCCGGGCACGATGGAGCCCAGGGTTGCGCCCAGTCCCAGTGATCCGGCCAGGGCGGTGCCGCCCAGGTATCCGGCCAAGCCCAATCCGCCGCCGAAGATGCCGCCGGGAAGCCCGCTCATGCCGTAGCCCATTATCCCACCGCCGAATAGCCCACTCAGGGCACCGCCCCAGGTAGCCCCTCCCATTGGTGCACCAAGGCCTCCCAGGCCAGCAGATGACCAGGCCGATTGAAAAGGCGAGGGCCAAATTGGTTGATTTAGCCAGTTAAAGCCGAAGCCCATTCCGGGTAGGCCGAATCCGCCGCCTCCGGGCCTAGTCCCGCCAACGGCGGGATTGGTCATGCCCAGCGGCCCGGCGATAGAGGCCATGATGGGAATCACGATGCGGTTGGTGGTGGCGATGGCTGCCAGGTGACCAATCAGGTCTGCAAACCAGTCTTTGATGGTCTGCCCCAAGTCCGCCGTACCATCGATAAGGCGGCGGAAAACCTTATGAAGCGTGCCTTCCATGTTTTGGGCAAGCTCGGCCCAGGCACCGTAAATCTCTCCCGTGGCCTCCTGGTGACGGCGCGTTGCCTCATTCAGATGGGTTTTTTCCACGGTGTAAACATCGCGGGCGGATTCGATTCGAAAGTCTCGGTAAGTGCGCCAGGCCACTTCAGACTGCCTGGCAGAGTCTAAGGAACTTTCGGTAAACCTGGCCTCCCAGGAGGCCAGGCCTCGTATGGCTTCAAGGCTGGTCAACCCATTTTTTACTGCCTCCAGAGCCCCCCCTGCTGCTCCAGCCGCTTTGAGCGTGGCGGCTTCAAATTCGGTGAGCGCTCGTTGCGCTTGCCTGAAACCCGCTTCAACTCCCTCCGCGTCCACTCGCAGTGCTAATATGGCTGTATCCATGGCAGATCCAGATAAATGTATCCCAGGTAATCACAGATATTATTGTTTTGAACGCGATCTTGTAGTGGTCTCCATGAAGACCTCGTCCACCAGGCTGATGAGGTGCGCCAACTGAAAGCGAAGCTGCACCGGCACGCCGCGCATTCGGAAGAATGTTTCATACTCCGCAAGCGGTATGGGGTTAACGCCCCACCCTGAGGGCCGGAAGCGGCACAAAAAAAGCCAGGCGTTCCATGCTGCCTGGTTCTCCGGCCACAATTCCGGTTCGTGCTCTAGTTCGGGATGAGGTTTGCCCGCGGTTCGTTCCCACTGCTCATAGTGGGCCTTGACCGGCAGCATGCGGAACTGCCAGCGGGCAAACTCAATCAGTTTTTTTCCTGTTCCTCCTCGTAGAAGAGATCAGGATCCCGGGACAGTTGAAACACGTCGTCACGGAAATCAGGGTAGTCGGTCAGCAGCCTGATTTTGTTTTCACGTGTGGCCGGCAGCACCGCACCGTTTTCCGTGACATTTTTCCAATCCATCAGGATGTAATCTGCCATGGCTTCAATGCCGATCCTTTCGGACAGAGCCTCGGAAATCCCGGAGCGCTTGCCGCCGCACTTTCGGTAGAGCTTCTGGATGCCGTTTCGATGCGCTTCATTGTTCCAGCGGGCGATTTTCAGCTCCGCGTCTTCATAGGAAGTCCACACCCCTTCCACGGCCCTGGGGCCGTAGCGAAATACCTGCCCAATGTCCATGCATCACCTCGTTAAAAAGCCTCCCATGGAGAGGCGGATAGTGGGGGAAATTATTTCAGGGGGATCCGGGGCATCGGTGTTCCCCTGGAAAAAAACTTACACCGGCACGTAGCGGCAGATCTTGAGGCTGGTGGCCTCCGTCGGATCGCGCAGGGCCTGGAAACTGAGATTCAGCGCCAGGTCGTTTTCCCCACGAATCACCGGCGTTGCCTCCCCTGAATACTTGATATTCGGAATAATCAGGGCCGTCCTATTGGTGCCGTTGCCTAAAATAACCTTGAGTGAACTGGTGGTGCCGTTCAGGAACTTGTTGTACAGGGTGAGATCCTGGAAAAACGCACTGAGCGTACCCGTGCAGTTGCTCCGTCCCTCAAAGTAAGCTGCCTTGGCGTTATCTGCCCCTACGGCCCAGCGGCCCGCAATGTTGTTGGCCAGTCTGATCTCCAGGGAAGTTACGATGGCGATGGAACTTCCTCCTTCGTACAGGGTTCCGTTGAATGAATTGAAAGGCGTAGTGGAAGCCACATCAGCCGGCGTTCCCAATGATGCTCCTGAGGCGCTGTGGTCCTTGCCGAAGATGTCGAAGCTCCCCGTGACCATGGCATTGGGATCGATCCTTAAAGTCAGGCCGTTGATCATGCACCCAATGAAGTTTAAATATTGGCCGATGTCCGTGAATCTCTTTTCCATGGTGAAGAATTTATCCGTGGTTCCGGCCTTGAGTTCCGAGCTTTTGATGGTGACCGGGACGCCTGCACTTTCATTGGTCAAAGTTTCCCCGGTCGCCAGGGTTAAGGTGCCTGCAGCCGCAATTGCCACGGTATAGTAGCCGTTGTTGCTGGCCGAACCAGTCACCTTGATCAGGTTTCCCACTTTAAATCCTGCGGTGACAAAACCATTTCCGGAATCGGTGATGGCGGCCGGTGATCCGGAAACAAAGGCGATGGTGGAAGCGGTGATGGCGGCATTGTCCCAGGAGCCGAAAAACGCCGCTTCCAGAAGGTCGTCAAAGGAATTGTGACTGAATTCAAATTCGATGGAACCGCTCACGTCGATGTTTCCTTGGGTGAGCGCCGGTATCATGCGGTCGGAACGAATCTCCGCGCTGGGCAATCCCGCAATGGAAGCGCGTACCGATTCACCTGTAAACCGCAACCGCTTCATGGATGGAGAATCGGGGGTGGTGCCCCAGGTCGATTCCATCACATAAGCCAGATCTGCATTTGCTCCGGTTGCATAAGACATACTATTTCCCTCCACTCATATGACCCAGGGGGGACCCTTTCAAAAGGATTTTCCCCTGAACCCCCTCCTGAACTTTTTAAGTTTGGGCTTTGTGCCGAAGGCACGGCTTCCCTTCCCTGACTACCGCCGACAGGCGGAGAAGAGCCCTGGTGGTCCGGGGGAACGGTGTTCCTCCGGTCGGCAGAGGCGGTCAGAATTTAAATGAATTCAGGCCATCGTTTCATCCACGGCAAAGGGGCAATTTAACGGAATTTGCCACCAGGATTCGGAAAGCAATGGCGCGCCAGCAGAAGGGACGCAAAACCGGATGGCCCCGATGGTGATCCGGTTGAACAATGCCCGCAGGCTGTCCGCCATGGTCCAGGCTTCTCCCATGCCTTGATTGAGCGGCACAAACAGGTTGACATGCACCACCCCGTATAGGCGGTTTTCGCCGGCTGTACCGAGTGTGATCTGTTCCGCCTGTCCCGGAAGAATGCTGACCTGGATCCAGGCTCCATCGGCCGGAGGCGTGAAGGCAGCGTTGGGCCAGGAAATACTGGTTGCAGTCCAATGCGCAGCAATGTGCTCTTCAACTTGCTGCCGGATATAGCTGAGTCTGCCAGCGGCCATCAGTCACCTCACCCGGCGTATAGAGCGGCTTGCCCGGTGTGCAGCTCCTTTTCCGCCAATGCCACGCTTACCATGCCGTGAGGCGCCTGGCGTGAAGTCCCGTTTTCCAGGCAGATGATGTATTCGACATCATTAAGAATCACGTATGAACCGCCTGGTGCTGCTTCCATGCGCCAACCCGCCCGTGCACGCCCTGTATCCACCGGGGTCAGTTCCTGAATGCGCTGAAAGAGATTGGAGGCCAGCAGGTTGACCAGGGTTTCGGCCCTAGCCTGATGGTGCTGGATCCAGCGGCGTATCTGATCGGTACCCTCAATTCTTGGCATTGGTATATGGTTCATTGCTCCATGCCCCGGCAGATCGGAGCCGACGCAGTAAATTTTAGGCCCTTACACCGGCCTCAGGTGCACTTCCCGTGTTCCTGCAAGGGTATTGTCCGTGACCTCCAGTACTTGATAGGCAACACCACCAATGCTCACCACGTCGCCCGGCTGCGGGATATACGCAGCATCAGCTACGGTGGCTTTGCGGTCGTGTACGGTGATAAGCCCATTGCTGTAAGCGATCATGGCCGGGTGATATTCCTGAAGCAGCACGCTGACCTGGTAGGTTGCGGTTGATCCACCGGCCATAACGCCGGCGGCGGGGTCATAGGCGGAGCCTGTAGTGCGCAAAAAGATGACGGGAGTGCCAAACCGCCGGACAAGGGCGCTGCTGATGGCTTTCAGCCTATCCACGACCCATCTCCAGGATACAACTGCTTCGTGCAGCCAGCCATGGAGAGAGAAGCGCTTTCAGGTAGCGAGGCCAGGACGGCTGCCAGCCCGGGCTGAAGGCCACCGATAAACCTGGAACGGTTATGGCCCGCGCCTGTCCCGTCTCCTCGGATCCCTGCTCCCGGACCAGCCACAGTGCAATCTCGCACTGGATATACTTGATCTCAGTTGGTACGGATTCATCGTCCACCTCACCGTCTCCATCGCCCCACTTCAAGACACCTTTCCTCGGCCAGGCCAGAGTTTGGGTCTGAGCAGCACGTTCGCCTTGCCAGTTCAGGCCATCCATGTAGCGGCAGGCCATCCTGAGCGCCGCCTCTTTATCCGTGGTGGAAAGGTCGCTCCAGGTCGTGGAAAGCAGCCTTCCGCTGAAATAGGCATCGGCATCAGCGAGCGAAAGATAGGTGTCCGTACCCACGGTTAAAGCCATGAACCCGCCTCCTTGCCCTTCTTGGATCGGCGCGCACGGGACTTGGCTTTTTCTTCGCCAAGCCCGATTGCGGATGCCTTTTGGAGGGGCGCGGCTTGCCGCGCCCGCAGTAATTCCGGAGGTTCCCGGAAAAAGAATCCGCCAGCCAGATGCTCCTTGGCGTCCACCTCGTGCACTACCAGGGGCTTCCCGTCGCGGTCATAGATGGTGATCATTTTTTGCCGATCCTGGCCGTGTAGTTAATACCTGTGGCTATTGTCCCGGCCACTACCGTATAAACCCGGGCATACCGGTAGATGGTGCCGCCGAATTCATTACGGAAAGGCAGAAGGTAGCGGCCTGCGGCCGAATCCACATCGCCCAGTAATGGGGTTGCTGCGCCCATCTCCAGCTTGGCCACGGTTTGAATGGTGGAAGCGAAGGTGGCCGAAGATGAAACCTGTAGGCATACGTTATAGATCTCATCCCCAGTGGCGATTTCAATAGCGCTCACATCGATGATCAGGTCCGCTTCCACCAGACCCGCGCCCAGATCAGCAATCTTGGCCGCGCTATCTACAGTAGCTGCGGCCGATGATGCCACCAGGCCGGCATCCTTCATAAGCAAAGTGTATTCGTAAGTTTTGTTATATCTCATGTCTCATTCCTCCCTTACACCACCACCGCGGCATTGGATATGCCGTAAAGCCGGGCGGCGGCCTTGCTGTGGAATACCGCAATGCCGGAATACCATTCCACCCGGGTCCTGAGTGCGGGTTTGGTTTGCAGCTCGCCCAAGTCGCGCACGTCCATTTCATTCGATTGGATGCCGGTAAGCATGCCTTCACCGAAGGACACGCAATAAATGGAGGTAGCGGTTGCTCCTCCACCATAGGCTGCCTCGGTAAACGGCAAGATCTGCGTTCCGGTATTGTCTTCGTCAGCAATCAGGATAGGAAGATCGTTGTACCTGGTGATGGTTCGCCCAAATTCATCCTGGCTGAAGGTGATGAACCCGCCTACGGTATAGAGTCTGGCAGCAGCAGTAAGTCTCCGGCGCATGGTCTTATTCATGATGAGTGCGATGGGATTCTGTACTGCATCAATGAGTTCATCCAGCTTGGCCAGGCTCAGGGCATCACCTCCGGAGGTGCTGCCGGCAGAAATAAGTTGATTACCGGTCAGGCGAACCTGCAGGCCGTCAAATGATTTGGGATCGGAACTTGAATCGCCTTTGATAAAGGCCTTGGTCCAGGCAAGCGATAAAGCCTTGACCTTCATGGCCTCCTGCACCGAACGCTGATCCTGGCCCATGGTTTCCAGGATGAACCTGTCCACGTCCAGGTCCCCGCCCGCGATCACCAGAGGCTCGGTGACCGGGTTGAGCACGCCGGTGGATTCCGTGTAAGCTTCATTCACACCTCGAAACGCTATACCGGCCAGGGTTTCTTCGCGGCTATACTTGAGCGCGTTGCCCTGGATGGTTTCAAAGGGCAGCATCCTGAGGATGTCTGAAGACTGCGCATACAGTTCAATGACAGCCGAACGCACCGCATCGCCGCTGTACAGCTTGGCGGCCTCGATGAGGGTAAGTGCCATAAGTTTGTTCTCCTTCTGTGTGACGGCAGTGATACGAAGTCGCATTCAACCGCTCACTGTGTTGGCTTCGTCGTCGGGTCCTCCACGTACTATCTTGTACGCCTCCGTCGCCTCCTTCTCGCCGCCTGGTGATCATTTTGAATGCAGCTTCGTTTACGCACCGCCCTTCAGGGTCACGGTCCCCGCGCCCCTGCCTTAAGTTTTCCGGCGTGCGGCTTTGAGCCGTTCAACCGCCGATAGTTTCATCATGTGGGAGGAGTACTCGCTGGAAGATGATCCCTGGTAACCGGATCCGCCCTGCATCGTGGACTTGACCAGGTTGAAGTTGGAAGGCTGCTCCAGAAACACCTTCACCGCCTCCCGCACGGGGAGACATTTTTCAACCGCCTGGCCGTTTTCTTCCACGGCCACGGCAATCATTATCCGATACTGTCCGCTGGGTTTTCCCTGGTCATCCGGGATTTCTTCCACCCGGGCGGCGGGGGCCAGCAGTCCCAGCACCTGTGATGGGTTCAGGGCTTTATTGGCCGCAGCAGCTTCCAGCACCTCGGTCTTTATCCGAAAGGATTGGTGCTGAGTTCTGTAATGTTCCAGCCTTTCCTCGGTTTGCCTGAGTCTTGCCGCCCATTCTTCTTCGCGTTGTTTTAGCCTTTTGGCCGCAAGCTCATCTTTTGACAGCACCTGCGATTCCAATTCATTGACCCTAATTTCATAGCTTTTCCGCTGTTCATCCGTGAGTTTGTGGTTTTCCAACAGTTCGTTGTACTGGCGCAGTAAATCCGCTTTTTCCACTTTGAACCTGTCTTTTCCCCGCGCCAGCCGTTCACCCACGATCCTGTCTAGCTCATCTTGGGTGAAGGTCTTTCCGGGATTGTCCCCGTGGCTCATGGAATCGTTCTGCTCTGACATGGCTTTCTCCCTCAATTGCCGCTTGAGTGCGCGTTATTAATGGAATTGTGTCATTTTGTTATATGGCCTCCGGCGGGGGGGGGGGGGGGGGGGGGGGGGGGGGGGGGGGGGGGGGGGGGGGGGGGGGGGGGGGGGGGGGGGGGGGGGGGGGGGGGGGGGGGGGGGGGGGGGGGGGCGGGGGGGGGGGG